GTACTGCAACGGTTTCTACGGCTAGTTCGTTGGCGTTGGCACAATGGGGGGGTGGCACGCTTTATTTCACTAGTGCTAGTGCTGCAATTTTTTTTAGCCAACAGTCAGCGACCTACGGTGTTGCTACAGGTGGCACATCATCAAGCATTACAGTTGGCGGAATAAATTACACGCTGCTTGCTTTTACATCAGACGGAACTTTAACTGTTACTAAAGCGGGTTTGTTTGATGTAATGCTTATTGGTGGCGGCGGCGGCGGTTCTAATTACAACCCAGATTTTAATGGTGGTGGCGGCGGCGCAGGCGGTGTTGCAGTTGCAACAATTTACCTTGACGCAATTTCGCAGGCGGTCGACGTCGGAGCGGGTGGTACTGGTGCATCTATTAGCCCAACAAGCGGTTTAACCAGTTTTTTAGGTTCATTAACAGTAGGTAGTACCGTTGCGCCTGTGGCTGTTGGTGGTGGTGCTGGTGGTGCTGCTGGTACAGCAAAGGCCGGCGGTTCAGGTGGCGGTCAATCAACTGCAGGCGGTGCAAGCGCTGGCGGTTCAGGTACATCAGGACAAGGGAACGCAGGTTCGGGCGGTATAGGTACAAACCTTGCTACAGGTGGCGCGGGCGGTGGCGGCGGTGCAGGTGCAGTCGGTGGCGCGGGAACTGCATTAGTTGGCGGTGCTGGCGGTGCAGGTTTAAGCATTGCTACATTTATCCAAACGGCGACAACAGTTGCGGGCGGCGGTGGCGGCCAACGGCAATCAGGTTCAAGCGGTGCAGGTGGTACAGGGGGTGGCGGTGCAGCCAGTAACGCGGGAACAGGTACGGCGGGAACTGCAAATACTGGCGGCGGCGGTGGCGGTGGTGCTACAGGTGCCGCAGGTGGTAGCGGTGTTGTTTATGTAAGGTTTAAAGTATGAGCGACCCAACTTATTACGCACAAATTAACGCGGAAAACATTGTTACAAATGTTGCGGTAGTTACTGCCGAATTTATGGCAGAAAACCCCGACCGTTACCCTGGCGTTTGGATAGAAACTTTTATAGGCGTAGAAGGCAAAACCTACGCAGGAATTGGTTACACGTGGAACGGAACAGATTTTGAACAGCCAGTAGAAGTTAAACCATGACCGTTAATAACTTGCCTAAATTTATTATTTTGCTTGTCGGTTTGCTATGTCTAACCGCGCTTATGATTGCCGACAAAATCGACATGGCTAGCGGCGTACCAATGCTAACTATGATTATTGGCTACTCAATAGGTAACGGCGTTAACGCTAAACAAGGCGGCGAAAGTAGCAACGTGTTCGGCAATAAATCTAAAAAGTGATACCAGCAATTAAAAAACTTGTTTTACCTGCCACGTTGGGGCACGTTAACCCAGGCGAACTACCCGCAAATATGCTTGTAGATATAAAACCGTTTGGGAAGCTGCACCCGCGCGCCGCCAACGCATACAACGCGATAAGAGCCGCCGCGTTTGCTGCAGGTATAAAACAATTTAAACCCATTTCGCAAGGCGATACGTACAGGTCATTAGCGCAACAAACCGCAGGATTTTTACAGCGCTACACCCTGCAACCTATCGAAGGCGCGTCTACTCGAACATGGCAAGGCCGCAAATATTACTTACGCCCAGGCAACGCGCCACTAGCTGCACCTGGCAGTAGCCGACATAATTTAGGGTTAGCCGTCGACTACGCAAACATGGCAGGCGATACGTGGGCGTTTATGTGCGAACAAGGGCCGCTTTACGGCTGGTCATTAGAGGTCATGCCGCAAGAGCCGTGGCATTGGTTTTATTACCCTGGCGACAAAACCCCCGAACCTGTAAGCCTGTACCTACAAGGGCTACGGCCAGTATCCATACCTAGCGCCTAAGCGTCTACTACGGTTTTAAGACCGACGAAAAAAGGGGTATTGCATGACGTTCCTAATAGCCAAAATCTTTACGGCTGTAACTATAAGCATGGCGGGGTTAGCGTACGCCTACGACGCTTACAACGCGCCTAGCGCCCTACCTGTAACGCCCCCCGTAACAGTTAGTTTGGCACCTATGCCAACGTCGACTACTACAACGGCAGGACCGTTAACAGACTGCCAATATGCGTTACAACTAGCCCGCCAGGCTGGTTGGCCATTAACTGAAATGGGCACCGTAACAAGAATTTTATACCGCGAAAGCGCTTGCCAGGTAAAAGCATTTAATAAATTGGACAGCAACGGCGGTAGTTACGGCCTGTACCAAATTAACGGCTTTTGGTGCCGGCCTAGCAAGTATTGGCCTACGGGCTGGTTACAAGCCCAGGGCATACTTGAAACTTGCGAACAGCTATTTGACCCTGTGATTAACACAAACTCCGCTATAGCCATATGGCATAATTCGGGGTACGGCCCGTGGGCGTTGCCTAACCCATGACCGATTACCCGATACCCGACCCAGGCCTAACAGAAAGTACCCGACAAATGTATAGCGACAAATACGCCGAAACGTTTAAAAGTTTTGTAGACGAAATACTAAAACCCGTCATAACGCCAATAGCAAAACCTATAGACCACTCGATATTGCTAGACGAACTTTCAATATTGCGCGAAAAGTATTTAGCCGGCACACCAAGCGCCGAACACAAATTTGCTGCCGCGGTTATTGCTTGCGCTATGGCCGTAATTATCGGCATATAAATTTTATGGCACAAATTGACGAACGGGTAACAATTCGTTTAAACAGTCAAGACCGCGCAGAAATAAATTATTTGTATCGAGAGCTTGAAACGCAAACAAAATATTTACAAGCCCGCGACACGTTTACCCACACCTACACGCCTAAAGCGTCGTTTACTGGTTTGGTAGCAGAATACGCTTTTGCTAAATGGTTTGGTTATGACTACGTAGTAAAACCGTATAACCCTACAAATGATGACGTACTGGGCTACCAAATTAAAGCAACGGAACGGTACGACGGTTGCCTAATAAAACAACCCCATAACCCCAGCGGCATATACATTTTGAGCATAGTTTTAAACGATTACAGCGAGGTCAGTTTTAGAGGCTGGAAAGATAGTAGCGAAATACAGCGCGCTTGCTATTGGCGAGCCGACGTGCCTAAACCTGGCTATTTTGTGCCCCAGGCTGCACTATGGCCGCTAGAGGATTTACCGGAAACTATCGAGCTGCAAACTCACCGTACAACAGGCTTGTGGTAGCGTGACAGATAAGTAAGTAAACCCGACTACAGAAAGATACCCGACATGACCGAAAAAGTAGAAACACCGAATACCCAACTACAAAAAGTTACGTTGCTAGTTGCTATGCACGATTACAGCCCCGACGATTTAAACGCGGGCGACTGGTTACTCAATGTGTTAATGGCGTGTGCCGAACAAAAAAACACTAGTTACTACGGCGCAAAAGAAATTACGAAAGTAATGCAAATTCTTAGCGTCCAAGACTGCGAAGTAGTGGTATCCAATGGCATTTAATCTCGATAACTACGTAGACGTCCCAACACGTTTAGCGGAAGCGTTAAAGCGCTGGCCCGATTTACGCATACAAGAAACCGATAACCAGGTAATAACAATGCCCGACGGCAGCACGTTTATTCGTTGCACCGTGACCGTTTGGCGCGACATAGCAGACCCAATACCGGTTATAGCTAGTGCCGCCGAACCGTTTCCAGGCAACACGCCTTACACAAAACGAAGCGAATACATGGTAGGTATGACGTCCGCATTAGGGCGCGCATTGGGATACATGGGTTGCGGCGTCAGTAAGTCAATAGCAAGCCGTAACGAAGTTGAAGCACGACTAACCAGTAGCGACGCCACCATAACGCCAATGCGTTTACCTAAAGACGGCAGCGTACACGCCAGTAGCAAACAGTTATACATGATTAAAGCGCTTGCAAAAGGTAAAGGGTTAGACGACCTAGCGGCGCTTGAAGCCTTGCAACTGTTGTTAGACGCCGACGACGTAATACTAGAAACGTTAACAATGGCCCAGGCGTCTAAAGTAATAGAGGCTTGGAAACAATGAATAACCCAAACGAACAATACAACCGGTTACACGACCATATGACAGCGATAGCGCGCGAACGTGACTACGCAAACCAGCAACTAGACGCCATAAAGCGTTTACTAGATGAAACCACGAAAGAGCTGCAACAAGCGCAAGACGAACTAACGCTAGCTATTGAAGCTTTAGTACGTGCGCGCGGTGATAGACCGTGAACCGTACAGCTTGGTTAGCAGTTGCCTTTATGGTGCTATGTGCCGTGCTACTGTCACGAACCGACTAATGGCATTAACAGTTGGTTCTCTATTTAGCGGCATAGGTGGTTTAGATTTAGGTTTAGAACGTGCAGGTATGAAAGTAATATGGCAAGCCGAAATAGACCTGTACTGCAATAAAGTATTAAAAAAACATTGGCCAGAGGTGCCGAACCATGGAAATATTAAAGACATCAAGTGGGGAACAGTTGAACGACCTAACGTTATTTGCGGGGGCTACCCTTGCCAACCTTTTAGTACCGCAGGCAAACGACACGGAACCGACGACCCACGACACTTATGGCCATGGGTTAGAACAGCCATTAGCGAATTACGACCCGACTATGCAATTTTGGAAAACGTCCCAGGACATCTCACTTTGGGGGGAACCGCAGTTATTGGCGACCTTGCCAAAATCGGGTATGACGCGGAATGGCGCGTTATATCTGCAGCCGGACTGGGTGCCCCCCATAAACGAAACCGACTTATTATCGTGGCCTACCCCAACGGTTGCAAATTGGGTTACTTCAACAACAGTAGAAGCAACACGGCAACAAATGATAAATGGCCAAAAATATTCGTCGCGAATAGTTCAAGCCGTAGCACTAGCGGAACCAACAGCCATTGGACACTTGAACCCAACGTGGGTCGAGTGGCTAATGGGGTTTCCGACAGGGTGGACAAACTTAAAGGATTAGGTAACGCGGTAGTACCACAAGTAGCCGAGTATGTAGGCCGTTTAATAGTTAACGCACAATAGGCCAGTAGCACTAGACCGTACGCCGTTCGCATGGCGCGGGGTTAATCGACGGGAACGTCGTTAGACCGGCGCGCGTTAAAGCTGTAAGACGAAAGCAATAACGTTATGCGTTGGGGCGGCCTGTAAACATAATCAGGCGATAACAGAAATAGGGAACGGCTAGGGCTAACCGTGGGCGGGCATAAGCGCATTAGGCTTTAATAACAGCAACACACATACACATAACGAACCGATAACAAAGGATTAGCCCGACATGAAACTACAAAACAAGGAACCGGTAGCAAGCCCGCTTGCGGGCGCGGTAGCAGGGGGTTTGGGGGCTGGCCCCCAACTAACACTATTTGAAACTCCACAAACTGCATTAACCAGTGATGACTACTACACGCCACGCTGGATATTTGACGCCTTACAATTAACGTTTGATATTGACGTAGCAAGCCCACCAAATGGGCCGCCGAACACGCCATGCCGCGAATACTTTACGCAACTACAAAACGGACTAATACAACCCTGGTACGGTTCAGTTTATTTAAACCCACCGTTTACAGATATAACTCCCTGGGTAAACAAATGGCTAAGCCACGGCAACGGGGTATTACTTG